TAAACCACCAACTCCAAAATAACCTTGGTCTTTAGTAAGAGAAAAATTCCCTGTAAGAGTTGAATTAGTATAAAACTCTCCTGAATTAGCTGAAGTGAAAGTAGAGCTTATAACATAAGGCTTATCCAGCTCCATTGCGCTAGTAGATTGAGTAGTTACTGTTCCGCCATAAGTACCCCAGTTAGTAAAGCTTAAATCATTATTATTATCAGTTATAGCTAATATTGTAGCTCCGCATCTGTTATAATTATACCATGAACTATACAGCCCCATCCATGTATTGTTCCAAGCCGGGCCACCTCGGCGTGCGCAAATTAATACGGTTAAATTTGTATAATTAAGATAATTTAAAATATTTCTTGGTGTTAAAACCCCAGTTTTAAACCGAAAAGCCGGTTTATCATATAAAGCATCGTATTTAAGAATACAATCATACCCGTCAATACCATACCACCCTGCTGAATCAACAGTGTCTGGTAAAAACGCACCCACTATATTTTGTCCATCAACAAACTGCCCTGAATTTTGTACATACTGGGCGTCTAATTGATTAACTAATCCTTGAGTTACTAAAGGCATAAATTAAACAACTTGTATACCCGACACATAAGGGTATTGTGTGGTAAAATTGGGGTTATATGAACCAGTTGATAATTTTGTATAGCCAGCGTCGTTAACAACTATAATATCAAAAAAGCCTGTTGCGCTTGGAGCTTGGTAAGTTATAGTCATTTTATTATCACTAACCACGTAATAATCTAGCGCTGCTGCTACCCCTGTTAAGGCTGGGTACGAGGCTGAGAGACTAGTTGAAGCTGAAAAAGGATTAATAGTGGTTGTGTTTGCGAACATACCTGAACTACCGCTGAGATATACATTATTAGTATGGGTGTACATATCTCCATATATCTCTACTGTACCTGATAGAGATCTTGGCGCAAACCAAGTTGAGCTATACGCTACAACAGGAACAGCTGAAATAGTAAAAGATTCAGTTAATTCAGGATTGACTAAATAATCTATATTTTGCGGGGTAGGTGTACCCGAAACAGGGTAAAAATTTGTATCAATTTTAAATATTCTACCTACAGGGTTTGCATCATACTTAAATAGCCACCCCTTAATTGTGAAGCTTGTGTCGCAAATAACTCGAGTCGGTTGAGTGCTTTGCTGTTCAATGGGGTAAGTCATTGCAAGACTGCCACTCCATAAAACTTCTGAGCGTATTTCTAGACCCGGCATTCCATCTCTTGTCCACGAAATAATAAAATAAGGGTCGCTATATGGAACAAAATTACTAAGAATTTGATCCATATCTGTTTGAAATCTAGTTAATATACTAACGCTAACTTCTATGTTAACCGGGACCGGTTGTAAGTTTTTATCTGAAAAACTAGTATTATAAACAGAAGTAGTAGTATTAGTCCAATATTGCCCTTCAAGTTTATTAAAAACTCTATTATTATCTCTACTTATAGCTGTAATCCAAAAAGAAATAGCCGGTAAGGTAATATGCTGCGCTTTGTTAACTAAATCATGCAACACTCTCTGCTTAGGGGCATACACATATCTAACAGCGACGTTATTACCAGCAACGCGTGCATTATCATACCGTTTTACTATAGCCCCGTCAAAGGCCTGTAAAAATTGGGTTAATAAATCCTTTACTTCCCAGTGAAATGTATACTTCTGCACATTATTACTTACATTATACGGTCTAAGAAGTGTTTAGGTAAAATATGTCTATTTTCTATAATAGTTTTAGCTGAAACACCATCTAATATATAGGTTATACTTTCATCCTCTGCACTTCGTGTGCACCGACCACAAGCTTGAATAAGAGAGATAAACATTTTCATTTTATACCATTTTGGATCTACTTCGAAGAGTTTTTTTATTCTCTTACTTGCTAAAGACGGATACGGCATCTTTATAATAACTTGCCATTTACCTAAATCCCCTTTAAGATCTAGACCCATAGTAAGAGAAGGACTTACGAGAACGGTATCGTCCTTACGAATGCCGTGTTCTTTAATAATAGTTTCGTTAGTAGTACCTTCTTCTCTGTATAAAAAGCGTTTACCCTTAAGCCTCTTTTGCACAGCTTGGGTAATATTGAAAGAATGAGTATGTATAATACCCTTCTCGCCTTTATGACTTTCAGCGATAGTGTGTGCAATTTCAACTACATTAGGTAGGTGAGTATCTAGAGTTTTGTAATTAAGAGGGTATTTGCTATGACAATAAATAGGGCTCTTCTTAGGATCAAAAGTAGAGTCAAACTCAACATACTCAAAATCTTTAATACCTAATGTTTTTGCAAAAATATTCTTATCTACTATAGTCGCGCTCATCAATACAATAACGTCCGCGTAATCAAACAAACAATGTGTAAGAGTGTCAATTTTAAGCGGTGTAAAGATAGCTTTTTCCACGTCTTTTTCAATTATATACTGAGTTTTATCCCAATGATCAATAATGTTAATAATTGACTCGTAAAGGTCCTTTCTAAACTGCTGTTTAATAAGTTCTATTTTATTATTTTCATATCGAGCGCGTCCTTTATGCGCTTCAATAACTTCTTTTACAGACTCAGCAAGATCAGTCAACCAACCAAGCGCTTTAGCAGGCGTTTCACTAGTTAATTTATCATATTCAATTCCATTAACAGTTAATCGCTTGTAATCAATAACAGCTGAGTAGTATTTTACTATTTCGTCTTCTAGCTCTGAACATTCGTCTGCAACAATTATTTGTCGCTTTTTAAGATGGTCAGGTAGATTAAAAAATGAAGCGTAATTTAGTACCGTGAAGTTTTCAATTAATGCGCTATTACGCGCTTCATAGTACGGACAGCAATGTTGATCCCAGCATTCTTTTTTCTGCGCTGGAGCAATCAAACACGGAGCGTGCTCTGTAGTAAAGCTAGTATCGACTTCACACTGGTAATTACTCTTACCTTTAAAAATAGAAGACTCATTAAATAAGTCTTTATACTGATTCTGCAATGCTTTAGTGGTAGTAAGAGCAAACAGCCCGTGAGACGGCAACTTCGCTATAGCTCCAGCGTAGTCTTCGTCATAAGCATGGTAATTAAATACTAGCTGCTCATAATCTTTATGACAGCAATTAGTAGTATTTGAAAGCGTCTTACTAATAAACGACTTACCTGAACCAGTCGGTGCTTGAACTATAATAAATTTTGCGCCTTTATTGACAGCGGCTTCTATTTTTTCTAAGCCCTGTACCTGGTGGCTCCTTGGTGTAAAGCCGGCAGGAAAATACTCTATCAAAGGCTTAGTAAGTTTCATCAGCCTTACATAATAGAGTAGGTTACAATTAATTCAATTTATTAATTGCAAGTACTGCGTTATAAAATTTGCTGTTTTTAATTTTCGATGTTGATTTTAAATTTACCAGTAATTCAAAATCTTGCTCAGCTAAAGTTTCAAGCCGATAATCAAAAATAATTTGATTATTTTTTTCTTCTAGAGCAAAAGGAAACGGCACTTCAAAAGTTTCTCTCTTTTTTTCAGTGTTAACAATAAAAGCAATGTAACAGCCAGACAAACGATAATTGATAAGCTTACCTTTTTTGTAGGGTTTGTTTTTTAAAGAAAATATTACATCTTTAAGAAAGTAAGGTTTAATAGCTTTATCTAAATTATCATACATATTATTTGTCCATAAACTGTTGTTTATCAGTTGCAGACATCTTACTTAATACCTCACTGAAGTATTTCCAGAACTCATCCGGAGGGGTTGTCGGTATAACACTAACCACCTCTACGGATTCTGAAGGTACTAGCCTGTAATCTTGCATAAATATATCCCATGTCAGTACTAATCCTTTTTGTTGAGGATTAAACTTAAGTCTACCTGAAGCAGGTTTAAAATTTAATGCTACTCTCCCTTCTGTACTATTTAAGAGTAAAGTATCATTAGTTGCAAGCATTCTACGGGTAGGGGGTGAGCCGGCAATAGGACGACGCCGTAGAAATCTAAGTTCTACGGCGTTTTTATTAAGTAAAGCTGTTAAAGCTGTTTGGGATACTCTCATTTAGTTTCTTCAGGCTCAGCAACACCAAAAATACGGTCTTCGTTTAAGAAGACGATATGTCTAAGATTATTTATGTTGCTAGCCTTTAGACCAAATGTGCTCGGAAAAATAACGTGCTGGCCTGGTTTAACTTTAGCACGAGGACCTGCTAAAAGCACTTTTGCAACACGCCAAGCTTGCTGAGTAACATTGATAGGTACAAAAATCCCGCCACGCATAATTTGCGTGCCATCTTCGTTAGTATCAGCAAATTGACACATTAAAATGTCGTCTAATACAGCGGTCAAGCGCCAACTAGCAAGATTAAGATCACTACCGGTATAGTCCTCGAGTCGCACCATACCTTTAGTCAAATTAGTACCCACGTCTTCATAAGCCTGAAACGCTTTTTCGCGATCAGACTTACTCATATCTTTTGTTGCTTTTTCTAAAGCGATTTCACTTTTTTTCATTTGGTAAATTTAAATTAAATTGTTCTATATACAAACTTACCTCTCTACTGGAAATTTCAAGATTGTTAGCAACTTTTTGTATAGTTTGTTTTTGTACGGATTTACTTTCAGTATCTTTCTTCTTCTTTATGTAATTAATACGTTTAAATCTAGTTTTAGGTACAACACTATGTAGATAGTTAAACCATTCAGAATTACTCTGTAACGTAGACCAATGAACATTGCTTGTCTGGTTAAGCAATACAGTTACTTCAGGGGAGTACATACTGCACCATCGCTGCACCAGATACGGCTGAAATTCAGAGTTTTCATCTAAATTAGCCGTATCTGGAGTCTTAGTTTTAAATAAAATCTTATTTAAAAAATCAAACATTAAACGATAACTTTAGTGGTAGCAATAAAAATATTATCTACCATGCTATAAAACTGATGCATTACTTCATTTTGGAATTTTACGGTCTGTTCGGGAGAGAGGTTAGTACTAAATGCAAAGGCGGGGGCCTTTTTACCTGCAAGAATGTTAATACCGGTATGACCGATAGCTACATTTTCTTTAGAATAGGTAATGCTCACAGATGCTTTGCCTTTAGTCTGATGAATACCTCCTTGATTATGATCTGCATGGATCATGATATCGTCTCCTTTCATCTCAATAGTCTTATTGATTTGCTTATAAAGAATATTAGCAATAGAAGTGTTAAACAGTCGCTGAAAGCATACAGCCCCAAAAGGATCTAGGTTAGGGATCTCCCAGCAAAAATTTACCATAGATTCGCTATAAATGTAATCTTTTTCGAGTGAATCCTCTAAGTCAATAAGATTCAAAGTAACTTCTACTGGAGCTACAAAAGAAACAATATTACCAATAGGTAGAGTCTTGTCTCTAAAATACTTGTAAGCAAAACGCTTATGAATAAAAGAACCGTCGTATATTTTTTGATCGTTAATAATCATAGTGATATTATACTATTAAATTAAATATTTTCCATTCTTAACTTTGTCTAAAAACCATACTTGGCCTGAAAGCCATTCATCAGTAAAAGAGCGAAGACCGTGAGAGTTATGTACAACGTTTATGTCTACTGTACCTAATTTTAATTTTTTGCTGTTACACGTTAAGCTAAAATCTATATCGTAAAAATGAGCTACGCAAGGGTTAGATTCATCGAAAAATGCCCCGGCTTGATACACTCGCTTAGAATTAAAAGCTAGAAATAGCCCATCAAGTATAAGAACTCTTCCGTGTTTACCAAAATAGGTAACAAATGTACCGCTGCCTCCGTCTGATACATGACTAACTTTACCTCTATGGTCTTCTTTAGAGCTCATTAGGTGCCACAGACACGGCTCAGAAATTTTTGCACTTGAAGTGCCTGCTAGACCGATTACATCATATTTTTCTAAATTGTTATTTATTTTTTCTAACCACCCCTCATCGTTTATCAAAACATCATCATGAACAAATACAACATTATAGTCTTCGTCTTTTATCCACTCATTATATTTTTTAGGTAGAGGTTTTGTATTAGAAAATATCTTTACGCACTCTATTTCTTTCAAACGCGGAGATTTTAAAATATGATATTTACCGTATCTCTCATTAAGTTCTTTTTCGTTCAAAACTTGAGAACAAAACACTAAAACTGTTTTTTTCATTAATCGGTAATAATATCGCTTTGAGGTAAATTAGAAAATTTTTCGCAAAGAAGTGCGGTAATCTTATCAGGTACAATAGGTGTGTCTTTATAAAGATAGATATTATGCAAATTGGGTTTATCGAATTTAACATTAAGACTTTCAGCTAAATTTACCATTTTAATTCTTTGAGCATCAGTATGTTCTGAGCATACGTCGGTGCCTGCAGTAAACAGCAAAGACTCTATAATTAATTGGACTTCTTCTAAATTAAAATTAATACTCTTCATTTCAAGAGTATTTTAAAATATAATTTTATTAAATCTACTTACTTTTTTTAACCGGTGCAGGGTTAGTCACATTAACCTGATCGAGTTTTTCTAATACTTGTTGTAACAATTCATCGTGTTTATTAGATGTAAAATGTATAACAAGAGAAGTAAGACTGGATAATAAAGCAGCTACGACTACTGCTTTAAACTGCCAAGACAAATTTGTGCTCTCTAAATTAGTTTTTTTTATGTTGTCCACGCTTTCGGTTAAATCGTTTAATTGTGCAGTAAGTTTAACATCTAAATGAGATATTTCATTATGAAGAGTTGCAACCTGTTGTATAAGACTTGGTTGACCATTACCGTCCCGTACTAATTTGCTAATAGTTTGGAGTTCACTTTTTACGTTAACTATATCTCTATTAATATAATCAATTGCTTCATTACCCATACATATATTTATAAAATAAAGTAGGGAGAATTAAAGTTATAACTCTTGATGTATTTTATTTTTGCGTCTCGTGTGTAAAGATTATTATATTTTATATTAAAAAGCATTTTTTCTTCAAGTGGCTCGCTATTTTCAAACTCTGTTGAAGAAAAGTCTCCAGTAATCCAGTTTACGAATAACGTACATGAATTACGAACTAAATAGAGATTCTTAGTACGTGTATTAAACGCCCAAAACGCAAATGTACCTTCTAGTTTTTCGGGACCATTTTCTATACCAAACACATCTAACATACGAGGAATAATGCAGCTATCTGTTTTTCCTGCAAAATCTTCTTCAGGATAGTGTTGTTTAGTTAATTTTTCAAAATTACTAATAATACCGTTATGAGCTACAGCCCAGTCTTTATAGAAAAAAGGGTGATTATTGTCTTCTTCAAAACCTTTAGTTTCTACAGTAGGTCCTCGCGAATGGTAAAGATAATATATTTTAGTGTAGTTATTTGAACTAAACGGCGTTTTAAAATCCCCTAAAACTTTTTTATAGGCCTGCACCCCTGTATCATCTAGTAACATAGAACCAGAGCTATAAAAGCCTCTATTAAGGTTATCTTTATAGAGTTTATACGCTCTATCTTTATCAGTTGAGCCTGCAATACCGCACATAACTTAGTATGGCTTACAATCAAATTTACTCCACGGTATTTCTTTTGCGTATTTAATTGGGTCTATAGTTTTATTATCTATAAAAGCTTTAATACGCGCTGCGCATGATACGCATTCCCCGCAGGCTACTTCTTTACCTTCATAACAAGTATGGGTATGTGCAAAATTAACATTCAAATCAATACCTTCTTTTACAACTCGATCTTTAGACCACGTCATGAATGGAGCATTTACTTTAATTGTATTTTTACGGTTAAGATTATATACATCATTGACTTTGTTTAGGAACAAAGAAGTACAGTCCCAATAACCAGAAAAGTCATCCGTTTGCACAGCCCCGTAAAATAAATCATTAGCTCCAATACTTTCAGCCCAGCCCGCAGCGGTTGTTAAAAGCAAAAGATTTCTAAAAGGTACATAACTCAAAGGCTGGGCGTTACCGATATCTTCTCGAGCCTTAGGAATCTTAAGATCAGTATTAGTAAGAGCGGACATTTTGGATATCTCTCTAAAGAAATCCATATTGATGAGTTTATGTTCAGTCACGCCTACGTTTAGAGCTTGTGTTTTTGCACAATCAACTTCTCGGATAATCCGTTGCCCGTAATTAAATGTAATAGCATACACTTCATTGTATGCAAGTCGTTTTGTAACATGGTGTAAAAGAATAGTACTATCCATGCCACCTGAAAGGATGACGAGCGCTTTAGACATATGTTTATAATAAAATATAACCTTAGAAATTCAAATGTTTTTGATAAATAATAGTATTATGTCAAAGTTTGCAAATACATTTCTTAAATCCCTTAACGAAGAAGCTGAAAAACTTCATGGCGGACAAAAAAATATCGATGTAGCAGCTCCTAAAGGCAAAATTACAGGTGCAGATTTTGCGGCTCTTCGCAAAAAGAAAGGTCTAAAGAAAGAAGGCGGTGGCGGCGGTGGCGGTGGTGGTGGCGGCGGAGGCGGGGGTGGCGGTGGTGGTGGAGGTGGAGGTGGTGGCTCATGGGAAGAAAGTGGTCGTATGAAACGAGGATTAAAGAAAGAAGAAGCAGAAGGCAATGCATTCAGCAAAGCCGTACAAGACGCAAAAGCGGCTGGCAAAAAACCAGGAGATAAAATTAAAGTAGGGGATAAGGACGTAACTCTTCGCGAAAAAAATAAAATGGCGGATAAAAAGAAAAAAGCTATGAAGGAGAATTATGAAATGGAAGCGGCGCCAGCTCCTTCAGGTGGGGAAATGTCTGATGAAGAAGCGTATAAGCGTTCGCTAGACAAAGGCACTAACCCTAGAGACTTTGATGTAGCAGACAATCCTCAGCTTAAAGTGGACTCCTCAGGGGTTGACGCGGCGCGTAATTGGATTTCTAAATTAGAAGAAATGGCTGACTTTGTAAACGGTACTGGACCGGAAAGCCTTAACTCTCAAATCAATCAACTTGAAATTAAAAACTCAATACCGTTTCGCGGAGTTGTTCGTCGGGAAGAAAAACGTATTACTAAATTAGCAGAAAACCTCCGCGGTTTAGCAGAGGTCTTCAAATCAGTCGTAATTACTTCTGAAAAGAAAGTTAAAGACGCTTCTACCCCTCGTTAACGTTTAATTCATTAATAGCTTTAAAGGTCTCAGGAAATAACCCTTCGAGGCCTTTTTTTATGTCTAGAGCTATTTCTCTATGCTCTTTTTGTGTGCCCTCCGCGCAACGAAGATCAAGATAGTGAATCCAGCTACGCAAAGTACCTGACATATAGATTCTTGTTTGGGTATTCAGAGGTAGTATGATTCTTGCACATTCTTTTGCAATACCTTTTTCAATTAATGCATTATACGCAGCTAATGACGTTTCCTGCGCGACTTTAACAATTTCTTGAAGTTCAGGAGATAGTACAACAGGATCATCTCCTACCTGTCTGTTTGTTTTTCCTTGCATTCTCCACTCTGGCGCTTCAAGCCTTGTGGCTGTAGCATATCTCTGGCTAAACTCCTGAAACGTAAATGATCTATGGCGTAGAATTTGTGCAGCAATAGCTCTAGACGTCCAAATCTCAAAAGTACAACTTACATGCTCAAAGGGGCTCCAATGCTTATGCTTAATAAGATAGCGAATAAGCTTATGACCGGTTTCGGTGTTCATCTGGTTAGCCGGATTACTTACCCGGGCTATATACACTATAAATTGCTCCGGAGTCATATTGAAATGGCCGTTACCGGGGTGAGGGTTCCTGAAACCTTCAGGAACCATAGGGACAAACGGCTGAGTGATTGCGATTAATTTTGTTTGCATTTGATTTGTGAAAATTTAATTAAACCTTTCATACCTGTATACGTATGCTTAACTATTATATTCCAATCTAGTTCATCTTGCTTGGTGTGCACGCATAAATCGTTAATATCTTTAAACCTTTCGAGACCAGCTGGCCATAGAAAAACTTTTTCTCCTTTATCTAAAAGAGACTTAGTAACATCGTAAGAAGTGCTATCCACCCATTGATTATCAGGTACATATACTAAAGTGTGCATAGGGAACAACGTTTGCAGACGCTCTACCTGGCCTTCAGTAGGGTTAATACCAGCCAAGGCTACACTATTGCGTAAAAACATGGCGTCAATAGGGCCTTCCTGTAAAAATATATACTCAATATCAGGTATAATCTTATCTATATTAAATATACCTTTATCTGAATTGGCTTTAGATAAATACTTAGCTCTATCCTCGTCTACCTTATAAAGAGCGCGAGATTGATAAAATTCTATTTTAGCGCCTCCGTTGGGGCTGTAAAACGGAAACACGACTCTATTCTTGTGCGTGTAATCTGTTAAACTTAACCACAAAGCTTTAGGACGATTAACAGCAGTATTGAGCCTTCTTTTGTTAATGAAATCTAAAGCGTCTTTGACTGTTACATTTGCGCTATAAAATGAAGTTTGATTATTATCAAATAAATTTATACTGTCATCGGGCAAACTCTTAGGGTTATATTTTTTGTATACAGAAGAGCGTTTAATAATATCTTCTATGGTGTCTGTCCGCAATTCGGACTCTGCAAGTATATCTTTTAAAGATAGACCTGTCTGTTCTTTTACAAAACTAAACCCGTCAGTACTAGCCCCGCAATTATGACAGTAAAGATGATCTTCTTCAGGTATATAAAAAAACCGTCTCTTTTTGCCAGTGCTTTTTCCTTCATGGCAGTACGGACACTCCCCGTTATATGTACCGGTAGTTTTTTTGAATACTGGACGTTTGCAGTATTGAAAAAAAGTATTGATAACTAAATTTTGAGATATTTGCACAGGTAAGTAACTATAGTATATGGCCTACCCTAAAAATAACAAGTACTTTCAGGGGCTATACACCCCAATAAATAAAGACAAATACAAAGGCAGTACAAATCCATCCTACAGGTCTTCATTAGAAAAAAACTTTTTCTTATATTTTGATAAAAATCCAAACGTAGTTGCTTGGGCCAGCGAATCAATAGTTATACCTTATTACAACGATGTAGATAAAAAAGTGCACAAATATTATATAGATCTTATAGCTGCAATAAAGAACCCAAACGGGGAAGTACAAAAGTATTTAATTGAATTAAAACCATACGCACAGACCCAGCCACCTAAGCAGTCTAACAAAAAGAAAAGTAGTACAGTATTGTATGAAAACTTAATGTACCATCAAAATCAGTGCAAATGGAAAGCCGCGCACGAATACGCGGCTAAAAAAGGTATGAAATTTATTATACTAACCGAAAAATTTCTTACAATTCATTAGGATCAAATGTGCTGTCTAGATCCTCTTCGTCATCATAATCGCGACGCATCATACGGTCATATTTGCTAGAAAGTTCATCTTTACCAAGCTTGTCAATATCAGACAAAGAAGGTTCTTCTGGCCCTAATTCTCCTGCGCCTGGCTCCATTGAGGTTTCTTGATCAACAATTGCTTTAACTACTGCTGGGTCAAGATTAAGAGGGGTCTCTTCAGTGCTATCGATTGCAATTGCATCAATAATTTCATCGACTGACGCATCTGGGTTATGCGCGATATAGTCCGCGACAGCAAGACGGGTGCGTTCAGTAGCCGGATCTTTACTTAAAGTGCTGATTTCTGGCTCAGCAGACGGCTTGGAAATAGGGCCTGTAGCTCCAAGTCCAGCTTTCTTGTCTCGTTGCATTTTATAAAACTTATAATGTGGTACTCCAGGATTTTCTACTTTCCACTTTTGGAATTCTGGATTAGGCTTACGAGCTTCCGGCATGAAGTTCTCGTTAATTTGATTCGCGAGTTTGTCAAATTTCATAATAAGTATGTTATTACTTATTACTTTTTGTGCAAGTTTTTATTGGATAATCCTAGTTGTTCTGAAAGAAAAGCTTGTTCATTAATGTCTTTAGTGATAAGGCTTTCGCTTTCCCCATAGAATTCACACTTCTCATTAATATACATTTTTAACATAGCTATTCTTTCTAGCGGATTACCGTAGATCGGTATAATCGGCGGGCAGTCTTCATTATCGAAGAATTTAGAGCCGCCTTTTTGCCATGCTTTGTATAGCATTTCAAATAACACACCTATTTCCCCTCTATAAACCGGATCAATATCTCTATGCTCTTTAACAGTTAAAGTTACATCATTTTCTCTAACTAAAGGAAGATAAAATAAAACAGAATAAAATTTAAGCGCATGTCTAACCGTAATTACGCATTTGTCAATAAAAGCTTCATCAATATCCGAAGTTTGTTTATCGTATAACCATAAAGAGTAAACCAAATTATCTAGAGGGGTACGGTCGAAAATCATTTTTTTAGATCCAACATTACCCATAGCTTCGTCAACAAGAAAATTAAGTATCGCTTCCTGAGACTCTTTAGTACCGTGCTTATTAATCGGTAGATTCTTTTCTTTAATTAAATCTCTATAAGTCTTAGTAGGGCGCTGCAACTGAGGCCATTGTAAAGTCATATCCTCAATAAGAGTACTCTTACCCACACATTGTGTACCAATAACCCCTATCTTTTTTAATTTTGTCATTCTAACGACTTAGGCTTTTCCGTATCATTATCAACGTAGTCTAAATGGGCATTTTCAGGTGGAAAATACCCAATACCTTTTGTAAAAAGCTCGAACTGTTCGATAAGCTCGGTAAGATTTACATCTCCGCTTAAAACTATCTCAAGCTTGCGCGGTACACTACTACAACTTTCTAAAGTAGGGGATTGCTCAACTTCGTATATAAATTTAATTACGGTTTTCATTTATATAATTTCTTCCGCTATACCAATAATTTCAGCCAAAATCAATAATAGCCCGCCAGCAACTATATTACCCCCTATAAAAGCCGCCCCTGCAATAATACGCAGTATACTTTTAATAATACTAAGCTTAAAATGCCATTCTGGATTAGGTGCTTCCATAATTTTATACCTTTAAGGCTTTGTCCCAGATTTGCAAATGCATACGATTGCTAAATTTGAAACAATACTTCTTGCATATCTCAGCTACCACCGGACCGACTTTAAGTAGTTCCTCTCGAGAGCCGCACATAGGCATAATCCAGACTAACTCGCTAGGTACCGCAACATCAGGATTGTTTACGTACTTTTCTAGTACTTCAGTAAGATCAGATTCTTGCTTAGCAACAAATTTAAAGCACGCTCTCTTATCAACAAGATTACGAAGTACATCTGGTTTAAAACGCTTTTCTTCAGGGTCTCCGTTACTAGAGAGTTTAGGGGACGTGGTATAGGATACAACGCAACCTAGTTGATGCCACATTTCATCTGGCATGATAGTACCATTAGTTTCAAAGTCAATTTTAAGTACCGGCTCTTGAGGCTCTGCAGCCATAAAGTCGAATTCGTTTTCTAAGTTAAAAAAACCCCAGCGGTCTATAATGAATCTAACAAACTCAATAAGATTCTTTTGTTGAATAAAAGGCTCTCCACCGGTAAGCTTGAGAATAGCGCCCTGCTTAAGCATCTCATGATAGTCATGCTTTTCAAAAAGCTGGGCTATTTCTTCAAAAGTCATTCTGTTCTTTTTAGACCAGCTTACATAACTATCACAACCGAAAGGAGCATCCTCACTCTTAAACCCAATACAAGTGAGGTTGCACATAGATAGTCTCATAAACACAGAAGGATAACCGATGTATCGGCCTTCCCCCTCGAGAGTATAAAAGACAAAATCGTCAGAAAGAAAAAGAGTTTTATCAGCGCTCATAGTTAGATATTAAAGTACTTTTGATAAATTGCACTGTTTTGTTCGTGCTCCCAAACTTCTACTTTTTCACACCAGCAACGATTATCAGTCATATTTCTGACATAAGAATCAGCAAGATCGCAGCAAAGCTCAGCAAACTTCTCTATGCCTACCCCGCCATGAAGCACAACTAGTTCAATCATTCCCTTACTCTCAAGTAGGTAAAAAGTTTCAAGATCAGGATCTTTACCCCATACTACGGTTTTATGATCAAATGTATTTTCAAGATCTCTCTTTAGTTCCTTTAGACCACCAAAATCAACTACCCAGTTGTTTTGATCTAGTTCATTGCATACAAACCAAAATTTAGCCTGTAGCCGATAACCGTGAATATATTTGCAATGGCTTTTCGCATGAGGTTGGCGGAATGCACATGAACCTAGAGGAATTACTTTAGTGGAATAAAATTTGCCCATACTTATAATAGTATAAAATTAATCTTTAATTTCAACTATTAAAGTAAGTTATCTATGTTTTTTTCTATCCACAATTCTAAGCTTCGCTCTTCAATATCCGCCGGGCTGCATAAAAATGCATTACTATCTTCTGGATTAAAAAAAATACTTTTTTGTAAAGACTTCTTTTCAATAAGCTCATCAAAACTTATATAAATGCGCGCTCTTTTATCTTTTATAACTGTATTGCCTGCGAGTATAACGTATACAGAAGGTATTTCTTTAAATTCGTTAATTAACGAGTTATTAGCTAAAAAATCTATAAATTCGTCTTTTTTAGAAGAATCTTTAAAATAAAAAAACAAAGGCACGTCATCACTACTATATATTTTGTTGCGGTATTTAACCTTCACTAGTAATTACTTATAAATATATAATATGAGACACGGAATTAATAAGAAAATAACTTTAAATAATGAAGTAGGGCCAATTACCGTGAATATTCCGCCTCCCATACCGGCTCAAGTTCAGACAGTAGAACCTCGAAACACTGCCCTAAGAGGTTCTTTTAAGGATTTTTATCATAGCGATATCAAATCCTTTGCTCCTACAGGAAGCTCTTTCGTAGAAAGAGCGGCTAACTATATAAAGCGTAATGAAGGAGTAAAGAATAAAATGTACCGGGATAAGGGGTTTTGGTCTATAGGTATAGGGCATTTAATAACCCCTCAAGAATATAATTTTTATAAAAATAGAATTCTAAGTGACAAAGAAATTTTAGATTTGTTTAATAAAGATTTGAACAAAAAAATACAATTAGCTAAAAGTCATTTTGGAGCAAAATTTGATTCTTTTTCAGAGAATTTAAAAATTGCGATTATTGACGGATATTTTAGAGGGGACCTTTCCGGTTCGCCTCGCGCAAGAGAGTTATTACGAAGAGGGAACTACCAAGCAGCTGCAAAAGAATATTTGAATAATAAGGAATATAAAGACGCGTTAGCCTCGGGTTCAGGAGTTGCAAAACGTATGCAACGTAATGCTGAAATAATGGCTAGAGAAAATTAATCTATTTTAGCAGGATTAAGCCTGTTAATAATACTAGCTAGTTTCTTTTCTATTTCAGAAGCATTTTCAATAGTCACTTCATCATCAGCAAACACCCCCATATCAGAATCATCCATAGACTTAGGATCGATTTCTAAGGCTCTTCTAATTAAGTCTACTAAAAACGCCCGACCTGGAGAAGATAACGGCTTAGGTTTTTGCTCTTTCTCCGGGTCAGGTATATCTGCTGGCATAGGAGCAGGAGCCGGTGCTGCGGGAGGCGCCATGGGAGGCTGGCCCTGAGGGCCACCGGTTTGATCTAACCCTGGCGGTGGAGCTGGTGGGGCAGGCTGCTCAGTGAGCAGATCGGTAAATACTCTGTTAACTATAGAATCAAATTTTTTCATTATTAAAGGGTACCACCTAAAGGTGAACTAGCACTTGATGTACTCGCGCCTTTTATTGTCGCTTGAAGAGCTTTAATTCTATCATTCATCATCTTTTGTTGAGCTGGAAAATCATTCGCAGCTTTTTGTAATGCAGCTAACTCAGCTTGAGCAGCTTTAGCTTGAGCCTCTTTAGCTTTTTTAGCAGCGGCTTGCTGCATGGCTACTACCTTAGGATCAACACCCCCTGTAGCTGCTCCTGGTTGAGGTGTTACCGGTAAAGTGCCTGGATTAGCGCCAGCTGGAGTAGATGTAGTTGGTTGCCCGCCCATATTATATTCTTCCAACATCTTAAAAAATTTACTCTTGGCTTTAACTTTTTGATAAATCTTATCCATATTTATTATACTTACTAGTTTCTAACTATTTTGTAAACTCTTAGTTGATTTTTTTGTATATGATTTTTATAATCTCTTAGGGGGAGAAAGGAGAGGCTTGTTTACATGGTAATGTAAACGTTTGTATTGTATAAGGTTCTTTTTGTAGGTAACTTTTTTAAGGCTCACTTCGTTCGCCTTATATACCATATATAATATATATCTCAAGTGGATTTTTTAATTAAATGGCTGGATTTTATACTTGTCGTGGAATGCAGCCGCCTTTTGTCTGGTGTATTTGCTATAATCAAAATTAAATCTAGTTGTCTTAACCCCTTCTATGATTTCTTTTGACTCTCCTTTATCGGAGTCAATCCAAACAAAATCTATATTGCCGTAATGTACTATAAACGGGAAATGTTTAGTAATAATGCTTAGATATGGATTCTCTTTAGCATTGTTGACATAAAAAACAATATTTCTATTATTACCGTTTTCCTTTAAAACATTAAACATGTATTTTGTATAATGATAAAGACGTAGCCGGTCTTTTTCTTTATCTTTTAATGTTTCTTCCAATATACCCCAGTCGTTTAATTGCTGGTAGTAATCTTTACTAGCGTTTTCTTCTATCCAAGTAAAATCAATTATTAGAAGATTCAGAGCTGTTCTGTAAAAACGCATCACAGTACAGTTTATAGTTATCTTGATTAAGAGCAACTATAGCTTCTTTGTTCTTTTCAAAAAAGCCTTCCATCTTAACTATAATATAACAACCCATAGCTGCACTATCCTTTTTAGTGACCCAATAATTTAAATAGCTACCTTCAACTATTAATTTATCTTTAATACTAGAAGGAAATACTACAAAACCACCTTTACGGTTAATTTTAAATAAAACAAAAGGAATTTTACCAACTACAGATGCTTGCTCAATCCATCCATCGAGTTGTTGGTTGTTAATAAGTAAACTTTCAAAATTAAAATCTTTATAAAATTTACCTTCAAGAGTTATATGAGATAAAAATCGGGGCAGGATAATGTCTCCTGAAGCTAGTAACAGCTGCTCAGGGGTTAGATTTGCAATGCGGTTAGCATTAAACCCACCTACAAACGCGCCACTATTGGGTACTCTTTGAAAATTTACCTTGTATATTGCAGTAAGATGTTTTGCAATTTCTCGCTCCCAGCTCTTACCTTTATTCTTACTTGCATTAGCCATTTCTGACTACTTATTACATCCCGGGAAAACTTCTACGTATCATCTTACCCTTTTTAAATCCCGGGGGTTTAAATTTAGACTTTTTACCTTTTTTAGCTTTCCCGCCAAATATATTACGAGCATCTTCTGGGGCATAAAAACCGCCACTCTTACCTATTTGAGTTGGATGAGCTTGACCGGAGCCAAAGGCTGTAGTCGTTGTATTACCTGCGGCACCTGCATCAGCTCCAACATCTTCTAAAATTTGTTCCATTCTTTTATTGAATTTTTTCATGTTGATTATTGTATAATATACTTTATACTTAGTAATATGGAATCATTGGTTTTAGATAATCTTTTTGATATATATCAGAAAGAAATAGCTGAGGACATTAAAGTCGATGAGTTGTCTTTGAAAGACAAAGCAATGCTAGTCCCTACCATAAAACATAAGTGGGTAGGTCGGTTAATGAACCACAAAATGCAGCTTAAAAAACTTAATGATACAAAAAAGAAAGCTGTAAAAAACATGATCAGTAAATCGCCTATACCGCTTTCAAAGACCACATTAGAACAAGCTGCATCAAATGACGAAAACATAATTAAAATACAGGAAAGTATCGATAAACTCGAAACTATTATAGAGTATTTAGAAAAAGTTGAAAAACTCACAAGTTCTTTAACTTGGGATTGTAAAAATCTTATAGATCTTCAAAAACTTGAGACAACGTAATGAGAGTAGAGTTTAATTACGATCCTAAGAGAAAAGAAGTTAAAATTGTTTCTGATTTTTTCAGTAACATTAAAGAACGTTTTTCGGTTCGTAATAAAGCCGCTCATTTCAATAAATTTGGCAGATTCATGCCGCAAAGAATATATGCAATTACCCCAGCCGGGTATTGCGGGGTCGGGTTGGTACCAGAAATAATAAAGTACCTAAAAACACTAGATATACCCTTTGACATAGTGTTTAATGGAGATCTTATAAAATTATATAACGATGTACATATAGTTGTACCTGGCCCGATTATAAAAAAATTAAACTGTAATTTTGAGCTACGAGATTATCAAACTGAAGCCATAGGTCGCGCGTTAGAACGCGGATACGGTATTATCGAGGTTGCTACCGGGGGTGGTAAAACATTTATTATTTCAAATTTAGTATATGGTGCTTTACAATATATAGATTACACTCAAAAAGTATTGATAGTTGTGCCAGATATAGGGTTAGTAGAGCAAACTTATAAAGACTTTACTTCATATAACTTTCCTATGAAGTTAGTTACTAAATGGACAGGTAGTAATGAACTAGATCCTAATTGTAGAGTTATTATTGCTAATATGGGCATACTTCAATCAGAAAAATCTGATTTATCTTGGTTTGCAGAGGTAGGTTTTTTAATTGTTGATGAATGCCATAAACTCCGCCGCGGCAATAAAATATGTAAACTTCTCGACAAGATACCTACATTAAGACGTATAGGGTTTACAGGTACTCTACCGGAAGACGATATAGATAAATGGAATATATTCAATTATATAGGGCCAGTCATTTACAAAAAGACCACAACTGAATTAAGAGAAATAGCTGGGGATAAGTATATTGCAAACGCTCAAGCTCTTTCTATAATCTTACAGTACGATAGAGTACCTGATTACACGTCAGTTTCGTCAATGCAAAAGTACCGTCTTGAGTTAGATTTTATACATAGTAATGAGTATAGAAATAAAATTATAAAGAATGTTGTTGAGAAACTAAAAAATAACTGTCTAATTCTGGTTGATCATATTGATCACGGCCAGACTTTGTACAACAATCTAGTTACTATTGAAAACAAACAAGTATACTTTATACAAGGTAGTGTAGAATTAGAAGATAGAGTAAAGATACAGCAAATGATGGAAGCACATGACAATGTAGTTTGTGTCGCGATAAGCAAAATTTTCTCTACCGGTATTTCAATTAAAAATATACACTATATCATGTTTGCAGCTGGTGGTAAGTCAAAGATTAAGACTCTTCAATCAATAGGCCGCGGACTCCGCACTCACGAAAACAAATCAATATTAACTTTAATAGATATAGTTGACGATTTAGTTTACGGAAAAGCTCATTATAATAAACGTAAAGAATTTTATGCCCTTGAAAAAATCAAAATTACCGAAAAAAACGTTACCGAAGGCAGCCCCGGCTGAAAAAGTAGCGCCACCTAAAAAAGAAAAGAAGTTAAGCGCATCTGCGCAAGCTAAAAAAATTTATTATGTAAGCCCTAAAGAGTTTACAGATGAACTTAAAATGTACTATGAGAGTAATGTTATTACCGATAAGCTTGCTTTGATGATAAAAAATATTGCTTATGGTTTAGCACATGCCCCTAATTTTATTAATTATACATTCAAAGAAGAAGCAATAGGGGATTCTTTAATAAACATGTTTAATGCCATTAAAGAGAAAAAATACAAATTTGACCGTGGCTTTAACCCGTTTTCATACTTTAATTCTATAGCGTTTAACTGCTGGAGATCTCGTATTAAGAAAGAAAAAAGAATGCGAGATACGTTAGCAGCTTATCAAGAAGAAGTTTATAGCGTGATCGGCCCGCAAGTAGGAGTTGATGACCCTATAAATCCAATACACAAAAATAATGACATTTAAAATTTATAACTCTGAAATTGGTATTTTTTCAGACCCACATTACGGAGTACATCGCAACAGTGAAACATGGCATAAGATTGCTTTAGATCACGCGAAGTGGGCTTGTGAACAATTCAAACAAAGAGGCATAAAAGATATAATAATACCCGGAGACATTTTTCATGATCGCAACGATATTGCTGTTAACACTCTTCACATTGCTACTGACATATTCGATATACTTCGCGACTTCAATATCATTATTACAGTCGGCAATCACGACGCTTATTATCGTGATAATTCTACCGTTAACTCCGTCTCCGTACTTAGAGGCTGGTCTAACATTACTGTTATTGATACTCTTCAAGTTGTTAACCTCCAAGGAAAGACGATAGCTTTTTGCCCGTGGGGTCAAGATATAAATGAAGTACCTAAGTGTGACTTAATTGTAGGACATTTTGAAATTAATAGTTTTAAAATGAATTCTTTTAAGGTCTGCACTAACGGTCTTAAATCCGCTGATCTTACCAGTAGAGCGCCGCTTACTATTTCAGGACATTTTCATCATAGAGAGGAAAGAAAATACAGCGAAGGTACTATTCTTTATGTAGGTTGCCCGTATCAGCAAGACTGGGGAGATTATAATACTACTAAAGGGCTTTATATTTTAGATTTAGATACTCTTTCGTACGAGTTTATTGAAAACAATATTTCTCCGCGTTACAATAAGATTTATTACTCTGAAATCTTTAGCGGTAAACATACCGCTACAGTTATCAAACAGTTAATTGCAGGCAATATAGTAAAATTTATTATAGATAAGCAACTAGAACCAAGCTTGGTAGATGCTATTGTACGTAAGTTAGTCTCAGTAAAGCCTGTAGAGCTGACAATAGATTATGACTATACTGAAATTAGTAAAATTAATAATGAACTTGCTAATACTAAGAATTTTAGCGTAAGTGTCGAAACTTCTATATCTGAATTTATTGATTTTTTGGACATTAAAGATAAAGATAAAGTAAAGGCGTACGTTAATGACTTGTATTTACGCGCTAATAAAATATGAGAGATATGAAACAAACATTAAGTATATACGGGGCTCATGATTGTAGTGCGGTATATATAGATAAAAATGAAGATCTAAAAATATTAGAATATGAGCGTTTAGTTAAAAAGCGTTATGCTGCGTTTTCAGATAAATTAGACACAAGAGAAGGTATAGGCTCTAACTTAGAAGAACGAAAAAAATTTTTAAATTATATTAAAGAAACATGTTATCATATCACAAAAGTACTACATAATGAAATTTCAAATACTGATATAGAGTTAATTAAAGATTTTTTTCCAGATGCGACTTTTTTTAAAAAAGACCACCATTTTTCTCATGCAATCTGTGGTTATAGACTATCCGGTTTCAAAGAAGCAATAATACTATCTATTGACGGTGGCGGTATAGATAGTAATGAAACTGTTTACACTAGAGTCTATCACGCTAAAGATAATGATATTAAAACTGTTGAGACTTATAATATTAATTTAGGGGTACCTTACAGTTTTATAGCTAGTCCAATCTCTGAAATCAAACCTGGGCCCGACGACAGGTATCATTCTCTTGTATATGCAGGTAAAGTAATGGGATTATGCGCATATGGTCAAATAAAAAATGAATGGATAGAGCCGCTTAAAAAATTCTATATAACTAATAATAGTTCAAAGCTGGGACGAGATATCAATCTTAATCTGTCTTATAATGCTCTGTCTGGGCAATCTGGTTATGATTTAGCTGCAACTTCTCAAAAAGTGTTTGAAGAATATGTGCATGCTTTGCTAACTTCTGTGCTTAATCGATTTAATCATGATATAATTTTAGTAGGTGGTTGTGCATTAAACGTACTTTCAAACCAAAAAATTTATTCATGGCTTAAAAATAATAAGCCAAATATTAAGCTTTATGTACCGCCCAACCCGAACGACTGCGGACTCGCTTTAGGTCAATTTTTAACTGATCACCCAGAAGCAGTAAAGAAAGCTAATACATATTGCGGTTGGGATATTTTAGATAAAGATAAGTTTACTAACTATATAGAAGAGCGTAAAGCAACACCAGTAACTATTACAGAGATAGTAAATTTAATTAAATCAGGTAAAATTATTGGTATTATTGATGGTTGTTCAGAGGTCGGACCGCGAGCGCTAGGCAATAGAAGTATTATTTGTGACCCTACTCTTTCTGATATGAAAGATGTGCTTAATTTAAAAGTAAAGTTTAGAGAATGGTATAGGCCTTTCGCGCCGGTATGTAGGCTTGAAGATAAAGATTTATACTTTGAAGAAGCACCAGAAGCAGTTTATATGAGCTATGCTCCGAAAGTAAAAGAAGAATACAGAAACGTACTAAAAGCAATAACCCATATAGATAACACTTCAAGACTACAAACAGTCACGGAAAAACAACACAAGTTATTTTACAATATATTAACTGAATTAAAAAACCGCAATCAAATAGCGGTAATATTAAATACTTCTTTTAATATTAGAGGAAAACCCATACTGACCACATTACAAGATGCTTTGTATGTATTAGACAATACGCAACTTGATTATGTTACTTCAAATGGATTTTTATTTAAAAAACAATTATGAAAATTGGAGCTGCAATTATAGCCTGTGATAGAGTAGACTTTACAGAGCAATGTATAGACAGTATACTTGCTAATAAACAAGATTTAAATGAACTACTAGTTATTAATGACGGCTTACCGTGGTATTGCAATAAAAATATAGAAATTAAACAAAATTTACCTTCTTATCAAACCGTAGGTGTTGCTAAAAATAACGGTATAAAAGAATTAATAAATAGAGGTTGTGATCATATATTTCTTATAGAAAATGATATGATTATTAAATCTTCTTCTATTTTTAAAAAATATATAGAAACTGCTAAAGCTACAGGTATAACTCATTTAAACTTTGGCTATCATGGGCCGGCTAATAGAACTAGAGACTACTCTAAGCCTAATCCACGCTATATAGTAGAGTATCCAAAAAATATAAAAGTCGCTTTAAATACACATTCGGTAGGAGCTTTTTCATATTTTGATAAACGCTTTATCGAGGAAGTGGGTATACACGATACATATTTCAAAAATGCCTGGGAGCATGTTGAGCTTTGTCAGCGCGGTATTAAGAAAGGTTTATTACCTGCTTTTTGGTGGTTTCCAGATGTAGAAGGTAGTAGCGACTTAATAGAGGAAATACCTCTTTCCATTCAAAAAAGTTCTATTACACATACTGAGGAATGGACAGCAAATATGAAAAAAGGCGCTGAATATTATAAAAAACAACACGGTTGGATACCCATTCATACTCCAGACACTTCCCTTGATACAGTATTAAACAATCTTAAAATTATTTATAAAAAATACAAAAGTGTGTAACAGTATGATTAAAATACCTCTTAAAGATAAAACTTTCGGTCACTGTTTATATAGTAATAACCCGCAACCCCCCACTTCATTTTCAAAATTTATAGACTGGGAAAGAAATGTAATAAATGAAAAGACAGTTTATACAGATTTCTGTATAGAAGAGGCTCCCACTAATGCAGTGGTATGGCTTATAGAACCAAGAGATTTAATACCTCATATATATTCATACGTAGAAAAAAACGCTTTTAAATTTAAAAAAATCTGGACCCATAACACAGACATTTTACAAAAATACCCTCACGCAGTTTTTTTGCCTCTCGGGGGGTGCTGGATAAAAAATGAAGACCAAAAAATTTATAATAAAACTAAATCTTTTTCTATTATTGCTTCTGGTAAAAGACAGCTTTCAGGTCATAAATTAAGGCATGAAATTATTTTAGCGAGTGATAATAAAATAGATGTGTATGGTAATGGTTATAATCCTATACCATACAAATTAGAAGGTTTAAGAGATTACCGTTATCATTTTGCTATAGAAAACTGCAAGAAAGATTTTTGGTTTACTGAAAAACTTATTGACTGTTTAAACACAGGCACTATACCTATTTACTGGGGCTGTCCTTCAATTCATAAATATTTCAATACAGAAGGTTTTATTATTTTTGACACACTGCCTGAATTAAAAGAAAAACTTAAATTATGTACTCCAGAATACTACGAAAGTAGATTACCTTTTATAAAAGAAAATTTCGAACGAGCACAGAATTTTATTTTAGCAGAAGATTGGATATATAAAAATAAACTTTATTTAATTTAAAATTAAATATAACATGCAAACTAAAATTTTAGTTACTGGTGGTACAGGCATGGTAGGTCGCCATTTAAGAGATTTAGGTCTTTCTGCAATTTATGTAGGCTCTAAACAAGCAGACTTAACAAAATATAATGAAGTAGATGAATTATTTAATTTTATCAGGCCCACTACTGTAGTGCATTTAGCTGCAAAAGTGGGTGGTATATTAGATAATATTAAAAACCCTATAAGTTTTTACGAAAACAATATAGATATTAATACAAATGTAGTTAAATGCGCCTACAAGTATGGGTGTACACGTTTTGTCGGGGTGCTCAGTACTTGTATATACCCCGATAACTTAAATCCAGACTGCTACCCTTTAACAGAAGATAAAATACATGACGGACCTCCAACTATAACTAATTTTTCATATGGTTACGCTAAACGTTGTTTAGATGTACATCTTAAGTGTTATCAAAAACAACATAATTTGCAGTATAATAGTTTAATACCATGTAATCTTTATTCAGAGTACGATCATTTTGAAGGGGATAAAGCTCATTTCGTGACTAGTCTTGTACGTAAAATAGCCTTAGCGAAAATCAATAAAAAAGATAGTATAGAACTGTACGGTACGGGTAAGCCTTTAAGACAATTCATGCATGCTGAAGATTTTGCAAGAGCAATTATACAGTATACAAAAGGGGAATATTATGCGGATTTAAACATAGCAACACCTGAAGTTTATACTATTAAACAAATAGCTGAAATAGCTCTTGAAGCATGTGATGCAACTTCTTTAAAAATTAACTGGGATAGGTCTAAGCCTGACGGGCAACACAGAAAAGATGTCACTGATAATAAGTTTAAACAATTTTTTCCACACTTTAAATATACTACTTTAAAGGATGGTATAAAGAGAACTTTTGATAATTATTATCATGGTATGGTTATTAAATGAATCTAATTTTACTTGGAAGGACCGTCTTAAGATTTGCGCGTTCTTCTTAAACAAAAAGAAATTCTGGACAATGGCAGATGAGGTCTCAAAATTTGAGACTAGAATGGCTGAGTATGTTGGCAGTAAATATGCTATTTTTGTATCGAGTGGCTCAACTGCGAACACTTTAATAGCTATGCACTTAAAAGATAGGTTAAGGGCAGAAGGAAAAAATATCGTTATTTTTCCTTCTACTACATGGATTACTTCAGTTTCCCCGTTTCTTAGAGAAGGCTTTACCCCGCACTTTATAGATATTACTTTAAAAGACTTAAGTTTAGATTTAGAAAAACTCGAAGAATATTTAAAACTTAACTGCAATAAAGTTGCATGTGTATTTGTAACGAGCTTATTAGGTTTCAGTCCAAATATAGATAAACTTTATGATTTAAGTGTAAAATATGGAGTCAAAATAATGTTAGACAACTGCGAGTCTACTTTCACTCGTTATAAAGAACGTAATATTTCTTTTTATTTTACCTCTACTACTAGTACATATTTTGGTCATCAAATACAAAGTGTAGAGGGCGGTTTTGTGTTTACAAACTGCAAAAAAGAAAGGGATTACTTTCTTATGGCCAGAAATCACGGAATGGTACGCAGTCTTTCTACGGAAGAAGATAAAATTCCTTTCCGCAATCTAGATGTTGATAGTCGTTTTGATTTTAATTTATTAGGAAATAATTTTAGAAATACTAATATTAACGCATACATTGGTCAGTTAGACATTAAAAGAGCAACCAAATATACTAAAAAAAGAAAAGAATTGTATAGTTTTTATTTAGATAAAGTAAAAAATATTTCCCTTTTACAAACAATTGAAATGAGAACAGGATTATACGAAGATGTACCTTTTTCTTTTCCTATAATTTTTACCGAAGGTGGAATAAAAAAAGATATTGAAACCCGGGTACTCGGTGCAGATATTGAAACTAGGCCTATTATTTCAGGCAATCTTTTAAGACAAACTTGTCTTAAAGAAATTGCAGATGCTAGGTCTTTTCCAGTAAGCGATTTTATACATAAAAATGGTTTTTATGTAGGGCTACATAATAGAGTTACTAAAAAACACGTTACTGAGCTTGTAGAAATTCTAAAAACCGGCCTGTCATATTTTTAACCAACTCTCTGGTATTACATCTTTGGGATCAATAACACCTTCATAGGCAGGTCCAAACCATTTTTTAGGCCCGACCACTATTTTTTTAGGGTTAATATTTAACCAAGCAGCCCACCAGCTAAATGAACTGTTAGCTATTATGTTATGCGCGCACATACTCATTGCACACATATCTTCAAAAGGATTAGTAAGCGTAGAAAAAAATACTCTTGAATCTTGTGCAAAAGCTTGTTTGCACCATTCAATATCATCAGAGAAAATTAAATAATATTTAGTTTTAATTGACTTACAAGCTTTTATATAATACTCCTGCGGCATAAGTGGGTGATGTTCTTGTTTATGTACGTAATCCCCTCTACGTAAATGTAAGGAGGTCGTATTTTCAGGCTCTATATTTAACTGCTTAAACAATTGCACAGCTTGTTCCTTAATTTCAGGCTTGAATTGAAAATTGTCTATAATGTAATTTTTATTATGAATGAAATATTTTTCACTTTGAAAATAGCCAGCTAAATCAGTATTATCAGGCTGTTCTAGTACTTTACTATCATAATGAAACCAGCGCTCATTATAAACGTTTAATTTCATCTGGCCTAGTTCTTCTATAGTTATAGAAGGAGTTTTAATAATAAAACCTTCTGCTATAGATCTGTTCATACAATTATAATTAATATCAAAGTATGAAGGCCTTAAAGGAATTTTTACTTCATACCCTTTACTTTTACCTAAAGACAATAAAACTGCATACTGAAACATAGAATTGCCTATGTTACCGTGCACCCCCAATTTAGAGTATGTTATCATTTTAAAAAAAATTATTCTATCCAATTCCAATTTTTAATTTCTTGTTTTAATTCTTCTTTAGTTAATTTTGAAACTCTGTTGTATTCATTTAAGTTAGAAGCAATATATGGATTGTGGTTATAAGAAGTATCTTTTCTTTCATGAGTTAAGTGCAATAAAGGATCTGAGACTCTACCAAACTTATAACCAAGTCGGCTGAATCTTGTATAAATTTCATTATCTTCATACCCCAGCCCTTTAAAGTTTTCGTTGGCGCCACCGCCCTCCCAAAAAACAGAAGCATTAAAAAAGACCGCTCCACCAACTGAATGCGGGTTAAATAAAGTGCAATGCTCTAAAGTAACATGTTCTGTACTTGCTGTACTTTTAATTTTTTCATGAAATTGTTTAGGTACATCGTAAAACCGACCATCATATGGATAAACAATATCAGCATCCTTATTCATAATAATTTTTGTAGCTTTTTTAAGCTGGTTAGGAGTAAACAAAACGTCTGCATCATAATGCGCGATTATAGAGGTTTTCGCGTATTTTGCAGCTAAATTTACACCCCGTTGCCTATTAAAAAATTCTTCTGTTTTACAAAAAACGTACCCGCAGTTGTATTTATTTGCTAATTTAGGGGATACGTCTTGCTCACAAAGCACAATATTTGTGTCAAAGTTGGTTTGCAAATATGGGATAGTAATATCTAAATTTTTAACTCTATCTTCACTATCTACTTTAATTGCAATTAAAAATGTAACGTTTTTTAAGTCTACCATATTTTTATTTACAGTAGATTTAAAATTATTACACTCTAATATTAGCATATGCGGTATATTCATTTTAAGAGGCTTAAAGCTACTAATTTTCTTTCTATTGGTAAGAAGCCTGTTGAAGTTGTATTCCGTCCCGGTCTTAATATTATTACCGGCCGTAATTTTGATAAAGCTGATCGAGCTAACGGAGTAGGCAAATCAACTATTGCAGATGCAATGCATTTTGCATTGTATGGAAGCACCATAAGAGAACTAAAGAAAGAAAACATAGTAAATGATCAAGCCCCGGATAGTCTTTGTGAAGTAGAACTCGAGTTTGTTTGCATACAAGGAGAAACTAGTAACACTTATAAGATAGTAAGAACGCTCAATCCAACCAAATGTTATCTCTTTATGAACGATCAAGAAATAACTCGTTCAGGGGTACCGCAAACTACTGAGTATATTGTTGATATAATTAAAACTTCTTCTGAAGTTTTCCAGAATAGTGTAGTAATGACTATTAACAACACTGTACCTTTTATGGCGCAGAAAAAAGTTGAAAAGCGCAAATTCATTGAAGGCATACTCGGGCTTGAAGTGTTCGGTAATATGCTGCTTTTTGCACGTCATGACTACAATGAAACCAAACGTAATCTAGAAGTAGAAACAACTAAATTTGAAGAGATAAATCGCTCTTTACAGGATAATATAAAACAAAAAGAACTTTACGACGCAAACAAAGAAAAGAGACTTGAAACGCTTAAAGTACGTCAAACTAATAATAGTAATGAGCTTTTTCTGCTTAAAGAAAAATTAGATAAGTTTGAGCCGGTAGATAGTGAAGCTAAAGCAAAACTAGAAGAAGAGCTTAAAAATTTTACTAATGCTAAAAAAATATTAGCCGGAAATTTGCTAGAAACGGAAAGACTTATTACCGAGGCTAACACCCATATTAAAATTAATACCGATCGTAATAAAAAAATAAAAAAAGTAAACAGTCTATGCCCCCATTGCGGAAAAGATTTGGCCGAAGCTGTCAATACTCAATACGAAAAAGATAAAAATGATTGTATAAGAGAAATTGAAAAGTACGAAGAAGTACTAAAAACTAATACCCCTAAACACAAGGATATTACTAGTAAAATTAGTAAATTAGAAGAAAATTTAATTAAACTGCAAAACAGGTTTAACGAGTTTGTTATACGCAAAAAAGAAATAGAAAATATAAATTCAAGAATTACCCAGTTAGACGCATGGCAACAGCAACTATCTATAGATATAGACAATCTTAATAAGGATTCAAATAATTTTGAAAAGATTATTCTAGATATAACGTCCCGCATAAACGAAACCAAAACTGGTATAACCGCTTTGCAGACACGTATTGAAATAATTGAAAACGCTAAACTAATAGTTTCAGAAGAAGGAGTAAAATCCTATATAGTTAAGAAGATTATTGAAGTATTAAACACTAGATTAGGGTTCTACTTGAAAAAACTTGAAAGTAACAGTATTGTGCGTTTTAATGAGTTTTTTGAAGAAATTATTACTAACGAGCGAGGCAAAGAATGTAGCTATTTTAATTTTTCAGGAGCTGAGCGTAAGGCTATAGATCTAGCCATGCTTTTTACTTTTCAGGATATAAGAAGAGCACAGGCTCAAGTATGTCTTAATTTATCTATGTTTGACGAGCTTTTTGACTCGTCTTTGGATGAAAAAGGTATTGAGTTAGTACTTGATATTCTTAAAGAAAGAGTAGATAACTATAATGAAGCTATTTATATTATTTCTCACCGTAAAGAAAGTAAAAAGTACTGTATAGGCGGAGAAATAATCTTCTTAGTAAAGAAAAACGGCATTACCACACGAACAACTAACTATGACTTATCCTAATTTCGGCAATGTATTTGGAGCTCCGCAACTACCATTTGGCGTACCAGCTGTCGGTAACCCTATGGTCAACGCAGCACCTCAACAGGTTATGCAACACGGTGGGATGCCTAACGGCTTAGATCGAGCTATTAGTTTTGCTGCCGACCATCAAGGTTGCGGGTTCTGGAGAATGCATTGGCCGGAATTACTAATTAACGGGCAGCAACTTGGAATTATTAACAATAATAATTTCATGATTTTGCAAGAGAACTTTTATGGTGGTATTAAGAGCGTACGTGTTCAAAGACAGGTAACCCCTACTCAGCTGCAATTTGTAAAGTTTTTAAGAGAGCTTTCTAATAAAACTAACAAATTTAAAATTTATTACGAAATTGATGATGTTATTTTTCCAGAAGATATTCCTGTGTATAACAAGGCTCGAGAGGCATTTGTAGACCCAGTTATAGGGGCTACAGCTATAGAAATAATGAAACATTGCGATATGATTACTACCCCGACTGCCTACATGTCTCAGTATTATCAAAAAAGAAGCGGGGTACCTGCAATAGTACTACCTAATTATATACCTAAGTTTTGGCTAGATAGATTTTATACAAAATCTAAAATAGTTGAAAATTTTGATAGAAATAGAAAGCGGCCACGGGTAGGTTATGTCGGTAGCCCTACTCATTTCAATATTGCAAAATTACCCGGGGTTCAAGATGACTTTAAAGGTATTGTAGAAGTTATTATTAAAACAGTAAAAAACTTTAAATGGGTGTTGATGGGGGGTCTCCCACAAGAACTTGAACACTATGTGCGTACCGGAGAAATTGAATACCAGCCCTGGGCTCGTATTTTTGATTACCCTTCAGTCTATGATAGTTTGAATCTTAATGTAGCTATTGCACCTATTCAAAATAATCCTTTTAATCTGGCAAAAGCTAATATTAAATACATTGAAGCAGGGGCGTTAGGTATCCCGTGTGTATGTCAAGATCTCGAGCCGTATAAAATTGCTCCTTTGCGTTTTAACACAGGGGATGAAATGATTGATAAAATTAAAAAATTGACTTCTGATAGAAAAACTTACCTCACCGAATCTGATAATGCCCGCAAAGTTGCATGTAAATACTGGCTGGAAGATCATATTGATGAGTACGTAAAGCTATATTTTACTTGAACTTTATGTAAGGTCATACGACAATATGACCTATGTACCGTAACGTTTATTATAGCTCTCGAGACGGGTTGATCCATCTCTTTACTTGGAATGATAAAGGAGAGCGAGTTATCAAGAAGATGGCATTTCAGCCGTATTTTTACGTTGAGACGAATTCTGATAACGTAGACGCTGTATCTATCTTTAATACTAAACTAAAGAAAAAGGTTTTTCGCAATAGTTTTGATCGTAATAAAGCTGCGCAAGATGGAGCTATCAAGCGGCTTTACCATAATATTCAAGTAGAGCAGCAATTTTTAATAGATCAATTTAGTGAACAATACGATAAACCCGAATTTACTGCTAACCCTATTAAGGTGTGTTTTCTGGATATCGAAGTATTCAGCCCTGATGAATTTCCGGAAGCTAAAGATGCAAAGCACCCTATCAATCTAATTACCATCTATGATAATTTATCTAAAACGTTTTACACATGGGGAACTAAGCCGTATACCTCTAAGCGTCAAAATGTAGTATATACAGAATGCTCGAGCGAAGCCGATCTTCTAGAAAAGTTTTTAGAGTTTTGGGAGAATGGGTATTACCCGGACATTCTATCAGGGTGGAATACGGACTTTTTCGATTTTCCGTATTTAATTAACCGTATTACTAACTTACTCGGGGAAGATGCCGCAAAGCGGTTATCCCCGCTTAAGAGTCTGTGGTGCCGGAAAGGTATTTTTGTAAAGGGTCAAGAACTAGACCGCTGGTATATTCATGGCCTTGCAGCTATGGACTATCTTGAAGTCTACAAAGGTTTCGCTCGCGGGTTGCTTGAGTCATATGCTCTCAACTTTGTTGCGCAGCACGAGCTAGGAGAAGGTAAGTTGGCTATTAACGCAACTAATCTAGCTACTCTTTCAGAGTCTGATTGGAATAATTTTGTAGATT